TCATTTCTTTGTGGATTTACCATTGTGACCATTTCTGGCGCGGTTCCGACTAGCACTTTCAAGAACCATGGTCCCCTTTTTGGTATGGGAAAGATCGGGGCCTCCCTTTCCCGCTAAGCCACGCCGCCGCCGTTCGGTCCACCGCTCTTCAGAGGCGTTTTTAACAGCTGGCTTTTTATTCAGTTTGCGTTGGTAAGCCGCCTTTTTAGCAGCAGCCTTTGGATTGGCTGCGTAGTATTTAGCGGATTTGCTTTTCGCCTGGGCCATCTTTGAAATAAACGAAGTTCTCCAAGCGTTCGATGCGTTGATTGCTGAGTCCAACCTGTGTAACGAGTACATCAACAGACTTAGCAATGTTATGAAGGGTCAATAGGTGCCAACCGAACAGTCCTAGAACTGCTGCGGCAATCATATTCCTTACTGCTTCATTATCGGATGACACGCTCAACCTCCTCTAAATCTAGCTCAGGCAAACTTGCAAATAGTTCAGAAAGAGGAGATCCAGATACGGGAAGCCCCGTAACATTGTTCTTAGCAAGCCAATCGCAGGCCGCACGAATATCTTGAGTTGTTGCTTCTCCGCTTTGAATGCGGAGGATCAGTTCCTTTGTAACAAGGCCGTGAAGCTCGTTAAACTGATCTTCAGTGGCTCTTGTCATGGTTAGGGGCTAGTATCGACCATCAGGCCATCGTAGATGGGGTAGTCCGAGGTCAGAACCACCACCGTTTTAACCCAGCCAATGCTGGTAAATGTCCAGGTAGCGCCATTAGCGGTAAAGGTTTGGCCAAGTGTAGGCGCAGGGCTGGTAGGGAAGACAGGAAATACGGGATGAGACATCAGTCGTGGTCCTTCATAAGTTTGATAAGTTTCTGTGGGTAGATTGGATCAGTAGCATACCCCTCACGCTTAAGAAGGTAGGCGCAATCTTCCCGATTGGCAGCACGGTTGACACCTTTATAACTTTTGTAATCTTTGTACCATTGGTTGACAAGATGATTAACGCAGTCATAAGGCGTGGCAAAGTCCTTAAACGTGGCCTGGATGGTCACAGGACCGTTGCCATAGTCCTCCCAGGTGGTCTTAACCGTACCAGGAGTCCCTTTGATGCCAAAGAAGTTGTTCTTTCCAGAGATAGCAGTACCATATGCGGACTCAAGTGCCCACTGAGCAGCCACTACCTCGGGAAATTTAGCCCCAGCTGCCGCTGCCGCCGCTTCAATACCATCCCAGGTATTATCAAAGGCTTTATTAGGTGCGGACGGTGGAGAAATGCGCCACAATTGGACCCAAGACGCGCTATCGTCAGCCAGTTTATTGGAATCCAGCAGTTTTTGCAGTTCAGCAAGCGCCTTATCCTGATTAGGCAGGCCTTTGTAGTATTTAATTACGTCTCGGATCTGGATACTCATTTGATAGAGTCCTTGATGCGCTTGATTTTATCGTCCTCAGAACGAAGAGGACGCAGCAGATCTACTACTTTGAGGAAGACCTGGACAACGCTATTCGATTTGAACTTGCTAACACCGATCAGTTCGGAAGCAAGAAATAGTGCGAAGAAAACAGCTGCCTCGTAGGTCAGCTTAAGTCCAAAGATGGTAATCATGATAGGTTAGCGGCCTTGGCCGCGAGTCTTTTTACGTCCGTGGTTAGGAAGGGACCTCGTTCCCTGCCCCTGTCTAGATTTTTTCGGGGGACCGGGAACGAAGGATACCTTATTTAATGCGCCTTTTGGTTTGGCCATTTATCACAAGCCCAATAATCCTTTCAATTCTTCAATAGACAACCCAGCGTTAGCAAGCTTTTCAGCAGGCGTCAGCTCGGGGACGGGCTCGGGCTCGGGGCGGGATTCGATCTCCGCGATTTCTTCGGCGGTCAGTTCGACGATCTGCTGCTCGCCGGTTTGTACGTCAACAACGATGCGGTGCATGGTTCAGCCCTCCCAGAGCAGGTTGATGGTGCCGGCGTCGAACGTGTCGGTGCCGTTCACGGTGGTGATACGAACGCGATCTAGGGTGCCGCCTAGTGATGCTGCTGATATTGATCCAGCGCCAATCATTAATGTTGTAGCATCACTTCTGGCTGCTGTAGCTGAAAAAATCCAATTATTGCCCGTGATATTGCACAACATTGCAGTTCCATGTCTAACTGCAGCGGAGGCCATTGAGGTGTCCTCAAAGCTAAACCCGGTTGATAAATTATTTGGACCGACGGCAGACCCCATGTCATCAGCAGATCCAAGATATGTTCCTGCAGTAGAAATGAAACCTGATGCAGTGCCTAATCTTATAAGTATTTGTGAAGTGCCAGTGGTGGAAACACCCTGAAACATCACCGTAATCCGCTTCACCCAGCTTGGGATGCTCGTGAAGTCAATCGACGTGCCACTGGTCGAAGCAACGGACGTGCCAGACTTAATCGTGCCTTGAATTGTGGTGCCGGTAATCGTGGTGCTGCTAAGCGTGGCAATCGTGGCGCTACCGTCAGTCGCCAGCACGATGTTGTTGCTGCCGGAGCTGGGGTTCTTGAGGTTGGTGGTGGATAGCGTGCTCATGGGGTCACCTCCAGGGCGGCGAGCTGGTCAGCGGTGGGTTCTGGAAGCGTGGGATGGTTCCAGGCTTTGATGTAATCACCCCGACCATCGGAGTCGTTTTGGAGCGTGATCACCTTGAGGAAGTCCTCAGGCTGCAGCTCGGGATAGATGGCGATGATTTGTTCGTAGAGAGTCATGGTCATGCGGGGCGAGCCAAGAAACCGGAAAAATAAGTGCGGTCATAAAATCCGTTGCTAGATGTATTTGTAAAGCCATACAGCTCAACGTAATCAGTTGAGCCGTTTAAGTAAAGAAGACCGCTTAACGCACCAGCATTTCCGCTAGTTGTAGAGTTGTGGTATTGGGCAAGAAGCAAAGAGCTGCCATTCTTGTAGATTGCAAGTTGATACGAGCCTATAACGTTGTTTATCTGAAGCGACGCATTTAATTGATAGTAGCCAGCTACATTTGGAGTAAATCTATAGTTTGTTGATGAATCAAAACACGATGCAGTGTCAAAATCTTCGCTATCAAGTTGAGCCTTTGTCCATGTAGATGCGCTAATGCTTTGCGTTGTGCTACGTTTCGCGGAAAACGCCGGACCAGCGGCACTGAACCGATCAACCCAACTCAACGCCCCCGAGCCATTGGTGCTGAGCACCTGCCCGCTGGACCCATTACCAGTCGGAAGCACCAGCGTGTTCGAGCCAGCCACCGCCGGAGCGTCGATCTCGGTGTAACCCGATGTGCTGCCGTTGAGACGTAAGGTCATTGGTTCACCTCCAGGGCGGTCTTGATTTCGTCAGGGGTAGACGCGCCTTTGATCACGTCTTGGATTAGGGCGTACTTATCGCGGATCTCTTGGCGGGCTTCTTCTGCTGCAACAGCGTCAGCACCAGGGATCTGTTTCATGATCACCTCGTCGTAGGGCTTGAACTCCTCAGCGCGTTGCTGGCGGCGACGGTCGTGGCCAATCTCTTTGCACTTATCGAGGTCGTGCTCCACGCAGCGGTCGCCCATGACCCACGCATTGCGGAAGTAGCGGTCACTGGGGATGTCGTCAACATCGACAATTTCGTAGGCAACGCCTTCGGGGACATCCTTGAGAGCCAGTTCCACGGACTCGGTTGGGATGATGACGGAGACTCCGCCGGTCTCGTTTTGGTAGATAATTCGGTTCATGGAGTTACCTCAGCGGAAGATGCTTACCAAGCAATACACATGATCTCTATCCAAGCTAAACCCGCCCGTAATTACTCGCAAAGCCGAGGTCGTCATTGTAGTAGGCGAGCCATTGTCAATAGCAGTTCCATTCGTTTTTATTTTTAGGGTTCTGTCGCCACCAGCGTCTGTTGCTGACCATGAATTAGTGCCAAATACAGGACAATAATTTGAATCCGGCATTGCATTTGTGAAGTTCACCGTATAGTCCCCTGTCCCGTTATCCGTAATACTGCTCACGTTGTAACTGGCGCGGATTGCCACCGTTGAGGTGCCGTTGAAGTTCACCCACGCTTTGCAAAGTTGCCCCTGCTCAGTGGTGCCGATCTTGGCGTAGGTGACAGCGTTGGCCGCAATGTCCGCCGTGGTGATGCAGTCGTCGGGCAAGCCGCCTGCTGTAATTCCGGTTACGGTTCCGGATCCGTTAATAGTAATAGGCATAATTAAACAATACTCCAAGCAGATCCAGAGGGCACGGTAACTGTGACTCCAGAGTTAATAGTTACGGGTCCTGCCGTCAGGGCGTTTTTGTTAGTTCCGATGGCGTAATTCTGAGTGATTACGGTATCATTTTCATAGAAAACTTGATCCGTGCCTCCACCCAGTGCACCACCAGCAAGGCCCCAAGACAGCACACCCGCACCGTTGGACTTCAGGGCATAGCCACTAACAGAAGCATCAGTTGCAG